GAGAGGATTGCATCTAACGAAGATGGAAAGAAATTAATGCAATGGTTACGCACTACAATATTAGAGCATCCTGTAGCCGTGCCGGGAGCTGACCCTAGCTTCGCATTTTATCGTGAAGGACAATGTAGCGTCATTAGGGATTTAGAAGCACGGATTAAACAAGCAAAGGAAATTAAATGACAGACGAAAATACCCAACCCCAAGGCGGAGAGCAACCTGCTGAAGGCTTATTGGACAGTATTTCACTAGAAAGTAATGAAGCAGTAGATACAAGCAAATCAGAAATAAGCCATCTACAAGAGCCAGAAGATGACTCCCCATTGGAAAGACCAGATTGGTGGCCTGAAAACTTTTGGAAGAAAGATGATTCCGAGCCTGACCTTGAGGCTATAGCAAAATCGTGGACAGATTTACGGAAACAAATTAGCCAAGGTAAACATAAAGCACCAGAAGACGGTAACTATGATTACTCAGCATTTGGCACAACACCAGAAAGCGACCCAGTGCGTCAACATGTATCTGGTTGGGCTAAAGAGTTTGGTGTAAGCCAAGTTGCTCTTGATGCTTTAGTTGGTGGCGTGATAGAGAAGGCTGGCTCTGCACAACAGCAAGCTAAGTTTGATGCCGCTGCCGAGAAGAAAGCGTTAGGCCCTAATGCTGACGTTATCATTAAAGGCATGACGGAGTGGGCCGGTGGCCTAGTTCAAAAAGGTATTTGGGGAAAAGATGACTTTGAGGAATTTAAGTTTATGGGCGGTACTGCAAAAGGTATCCAAGCATTAACTAAATTACGCGAAGCCTATGAAGGCCGTATTCCAACTCAGTCTGCACCTATTGATGGCGCACCATCTAAAGACGAGTTAATGGGTATGGTAGCTGACCCTCGTTATAAATCAGATGCAGCTTACCGCACTAAAGTTGAGAGAATGTTTAACCAAGCGTTCAATTAACTGCAATCGTAAGAACGATACCCAGCTTCGGTTGGGTATTTTTTTGTCCTAATCATAAATATTTCTTATCAATCTATAAAAAACCATTGTATTTACTTATTACTTGTGTTATAAAGAGCGTGGGCATATCATTAAATTGACCCCGAACTCAAGTAACCTTGACGATTGGCTTCCGTAAGTAGCAAGCAACGGCCCGCTTCGCGGCACACCACAGCACAAAACTTTTTTTTAATTCGTTATTAGGAGACACACAATGAGTATTTCATTATCAAATGCTTTTGTAACCCTATTTGACGCAGAAGTTAAACAAGCATACCAAGGCAAAGCAATGTTGGTAGGTGCTGTACGTCAGCGTCGTGGGGTAGAAGGTTCTACAGTTAAATTTCCAAAAGTAGGTCGTGGCGTTGCTACACCTCGTGTTGGTCAAACAGATGTTACGCCATTAAACGTTGGTTTTTCTAACGTTACATTGACACTAGAAGATTGGATTGCTGCTGAATACAGCGATATTTTCTCTCAAGTTAAAGTGAACTTTGATGAGCGTTCAGAGCTTGTTCAAGTATTAGGTAACGCTATTGGCCGTCGTCAAGACCAACTTATCTTAGCTGCATTAGCAGCATCAGGCACATCATTAACAGTTAGTAATGATATTGGTGGTACTGACACTAACATGAACGTAGCTAAACTTCGTCAAGCTAAAGGCTTGATGGACAAAAACAACGTTCCACCTACAGACCGTGGCATTATCATTCACTCTAATGGTTTACAATCATTATTGGCAGAGACAGCAGTAACTAGCTCTGACTTCAATACTGTTAAAGCATTGGTAAACGGTGAATTAGATACATTCTTAGGTTTTAAATTCCATGTTATTGGTGACCGCACAGAAGGTGGTTTAGCAATTGATGGTTCATTAGACCGCACATGTTTCGCGTTCCACAAAGATGCTATCGGCTACGGTGAAGGCATTGCTCCAAAAACAGAAATCAATTACATCCCAGAAAAAACATCTTTCTTGGTTGCATCTATGCTTTCTGCTGGCGCAACTGTTATCGACGCAGAAGGTATCGTGTCTATTGTTGCTCGTGAATCTTAAGGAGAATAAACAATGGCATATTCAGCAACTGGTTTTTCAACAATAGCAGCTTCTAAAGCTGGTAACTCACCTTCAATCTACTCTTACAAGACTACTGATGCGTTAGCTGATGTTAATACATCTGGCTATTTCAACAGCTTGTCTACAGTATTGAGCGTAGGTGATTTAATCTACGGAGTAACATCAACAGGCACTACTGCTGTTGCTGCTTTATATTACGTCGTTTCTAACGCTTCTGGCGTTGTGGATGTAAATGATGGCACAGTATTGGCTAACACCGATTCTGACTAAGAAGTAACAAACTAGCTGCCCTGCCCAAAAGGTAGGGTGGCTTTTATTTATGTAGAGGTATATATGGCTGCAGGTGATTCAGGCGTTTCAATTTGTTCTGACGCATTGTTAATGCTAGGTGCAAAACCTATCACATCATTTACTGAAGGCACAGATGAAGCCTCTGTATGTGACCGCCTATACCCAGATATTCGTGACCAAGCTCTGATGATTTATCCGTGGAGCTTCTCATTCAAGAAGACGCAACTCGCTCAATTAGTAACAACCCCAACCAATGAGTTTAAGTATGAATACCAAATGCCTTCTGATAGGCTTGGTGCGCCTCGTGCTGTATATAACTCTAATGGGTTAAACCAAATGCCAATTGTTGGCTATCGTATTATGGGTTCAAAGTTACTTACTAACGAAGAAGTGATTTACGTCGATTACCAATACTATACTCCTGAGACTGAAATGCCAGTGTGGTTTATTCAGTTACTCAAATACTTAATAGCATGGCATATATCAATACCAATTACCGACCAAACAGAGAAGGCTGCTTATTGGCAATCTGTTGCAGTTGGTTCTCCCGGTGAGAATGGTCGTGGTGGTTATATGCGTACTGCAATGAATATTGATGGTCAAAACCAACCAGCAAATAGCATTAAAGATTTCTCTCTAATTTCTGTAAGAGGATAGTAGATGGCTCGCTTTGTCACAATGCAGACAAACTTTACGGCTGGTGAGCTTGACCCTCTTATTCGTGCGCGTAATGACTTAAAGTCTTATGGCAATGCCTTAGAAAAAGCTACAAACATAGTCTGTCAACCACAAGGTGGTATCACTCGCAGACCGGGTACGCGCTACGTTTCATCACTACCAAACACTGGTGCTGAATCTGCTGCCAATGGTTCGCGCTTTGTGTCTTTTGAGTTCTCTACTTCTGATAGTTACATGCTTTGCTTTACGCATAATCGCATGCACATATTTAAGAATGGCGCATTGGTTAGTAACATAAATGGTACTGGCAATTCTTACCTTGTTACTACTATTGGCTCATCTGTATTAAATGAAATGTGCTGGACACAATCTGCTGACACATTAATTGTTACCCATGAGACCATAGCTCCAGTAAAAATAGTGCGTGGTGGTAGCGACTCAACTTGGACTGCATCTAGCTTATCTTTTGATAGCGTTCCAAAGTATGCTTTTACATTAAGTACATTTAACCCACCGGGCACATTAACGCCATCTGCTGTTAGTGGAAAAATTACATTAACTGCATCACAAGCTGATGAAACTGGAACGGCTCAAGCTGGTTCTACATCTACTACAATAAAGTTAGCTGTAGGTGCAAGTGCTACGGATGACGCATACAATGTAATGTATGTAACAATTACCAGTGGCACTGGCTCTGGTCAAGTACGCAGAATAACTGATTACGTTGGGGCAACAAAGGTAGCTACTGTAGATACGGCTTGGACTACAACGCCAAATAACACTTCAGTATATGCTATAACAATATTTGTTGCTGATAATGTTGGGCAATACATCAATGCTACGCCACAAGGTAGGGCAAAAATTGTTGAATTGGTAAGTGGAACAGTTGCCAATGTTGTTGTAGAGTTTCCATTCTTTGCTTCTACTGCTATAGCATCCGGTGACTGGGAATTAGAAACTGGGTATGAATCAGTATGGTCAGCAGCTCGTGGTTATCCAAGGTCTGTTACATTCCATCAAGGTAGGTTATATTTTGGTGGTAGCAAATCAAGGCCATCAACTATATGGGGAAGTCGCGTAGGACAATTCTTTGCATTTGAGCCGACAGAAGGTTTTGATGATGACGCTGTAGAGGCTACATTAGATACCAATACATTTAACGCCATTGTAGATATTATCAGTGGCCGTGATTTGCAAATCTTCACTACTGGTGGCGAGTTCTATGTGCCACAACAAGGTCTTGAGCCAATTACTCCAACATCATTTTTTGTAAATAGTGCTGGTAGGAATGGTAGCAAGCCCGGTGTGCGCGTTCAATTGTTAGATGCAGGCACATTATTTATACAACGTCAAGGAAAATCACTAAGCGAAGTTTCATTTAGCGATACACAACTTACCTACATTACTAGCAAGATTTCATTATTGTCTGGGCATTTACTTAAAGGCCCTAAACGTATGGCATTGCGTAAAGCAGTGGATACCGACGAGAATGACTTGCTATTAATTGTCAATGCTACAGACGGAACGATTGCCGCTTACTCATTATTAAGAGCAGAGAATGTAATTGCTCCATCTGAGTTTATAACTACTGGTGGCGAGTTCCAAGAAATTGGTGTAGACATTACTACTATCTATACTGTAGTTAAGCGTACAATTAATGGCGTTGTTCAATATTATGTAGAACGCTTTGACAATACGCTATTGACAGATTGCGCTCAGTCAGGTGGAGCAGTATCATCATTGACCGTCGCACACCTCGTAGGAAAGACTATAAACTTGTTGTTGGATGGATTGGTTCAAGCTGATGAGGTCGTCGGTGCTGGTGGCACTGTGACAATCCCAAGGCCATCTACAGCGAGTTATGAGGCTGGATTGCCTATTGCAGTAGAAGCTAGGACTATGCCAGTAGATGTTAAGTTGCAAACTGGAACTAGAGTTGGCTTTAAGAAACGCATTGTTGAAGTTAATGCTTTAGTGTTAGAAACTCAACACATGAAAATTAATGGTGTTGAAGTTCCGTTTAGGACATTTGATACGGCTGGAATACTTGATACTGACATTCCAGAGTTTACTGGAACTAAAGTAGTTCATGGTATTCTTGGCTATAGCAACGAAGCTAAGATTACAATTACACAAACATATCCACTCAAGTTTACTTTGCTTGGGATGGAATATAAAATAGCTGTACATCAGGGGACTTAATTATGCAATTTGTAGCTATAGCTGCTGCTGGATTATCTGCGGTTGGTTCTTTAAGACAAGGACAACAACAGGCGGCAATGTATCGACTGCAAGCGCAGCAAGCCCAATTAAAGGCTAGTCGTGATGCTTTGCAGTATGAGCAACAAGCCAACTCTGTGTTAGACAGGCTATTGCAAAATAATGCTACCGCTGCTGCTAAAGGATTTGCTGGTGGCGTATCAGGCTTCTCTGGTTCCGCTAAGTTGGTTCAAGAGCGTAGCACTAAGGTGGCAGGTAAAGATGTTGGCGTATTGCAAGAGGGTTCAAAAGCAGCCATATCATTTGGTGAAGTTCAATCAAGAATGTTAAACGAGGCGGCAAGCGATGCTATTACTGGTTCTTACTTTGACGCTATTGGTAAACTTGGAACGGCAGCAGCATCGTATAACATGTCGTCTCCCGGCGGCGCTACTACAAAAGCCCCTGTCGTTGAAGGCAAATGGAGTCCAGCATAATGGCTGATTTACCAAGATACCAAACTACTGGTCGCGTCTACTCTGACTTACCTCAGTTAGATTTTGCCAATGTACGCGAATCATTTAAACAATCTCAATCTCTGTCTAACCAGTTGGATAGATTATCTAACTATGCCTTTACTGAAGTTGGAAAGACAACTGAAAAAGCAGCAGAGAAGTTTGCTCTTGATAATCCAATTACTATAGACCAATTAAAGAACGCCCAATCTAACGGCATTAATGAAGATGATTTAATTAAAGCTAGTGGTGGCGGTAGAATTTGGGAAGAAACATTACGCAAGTTCCAAGGTGAGCAATTACGTTCACAACTTGAAGTACATGGTCAAGCAGTTCTTACTGACATTCTTGCTCAAGTAGAGCGTAAAGAATTAACTGACCCTGCCGAAATTAAGCAAAAGTTTGAGTCTGCCGTTACTGGATTTGAAAAGCCATTAGCTAATATCAATGCTGACTCTGCCATTAGATTTAAACAATCTATGGGCGCTACTGCTGGTGCTTTTTATAAAGAAGCAACTAAGAAACTTACGGCTGATTACATTAATGACCAACAAATATTAACTGAAGAAAATTTGGGCTACAGTTATAAAGCAGCTAAAGCAATGGTTGGAACTATTACTGACCCAACCTTACTTGATGAAGCTAAAAACTTATTGTTTAAACGAGTGTATGAACAGGCGCGTGAAGGCGGTACGGAGTTTGCACAAACTAAAGCAAATGAATTCTTAAAAGAGTTTAATGCTATTAAGCTAAATCATTTTACTGAAGTTGCAACATCTGATGCGTATGCAAAAGATATTGTTACTGCTGCGGAAAAGATTAGGGCTGGTAACTTTGGTGAGTCATCTGAATTATACGCAAGTCTACCAGAAGAAGAAAAGAAAAAGGTTAGACAGAATTCCTTACTTGCTTGGAGCGATGTAATTAACGCTACTAAACAAGCTGAAGATTATACTAAGTTACAGAATAAAGAAGCTGATAATAATGATGTTATTAAGTTGTATGAATTGCCTGATAATAGCAAAGTTAAGCGCAATTTAGCTAGAGATTTATTTAAGCGTGGCGCAATTACTCAATCAACACTTGATGGCGTATTAAATCCTAAAGGTGACGATGAAGCTAAGGGAGACCCATTAGCTGGTGCTCATGCCGAGGCTGACATTATTTATGGCCGCATTACTACTGAATCACAATTAAATGCTTTGTATCCAACCCTTACAAGAAAACAACGCGCTACTTTAATTACAAGTATGGCAAGTAAAGTTGTTGCTAAGAGTAAAGCGGATATTCGCATTGGTGCTGGCGCTGCTGAAGGCACTATGTCTCCAATAGATTTGCCTACTGCTAAACGTATTCAAAGTATCAATGAATTAGCTGATGGTTTTAAATCAACAACTAATCCAGATGGCTCATTAAAGTACAGCATAAGTGAAGCAACTAAATTGGCCATTCAAGAATATCCTAAATCAGAGAAATTCCAAGAATCTAAAAAATCTCAAACATCAGCGTACGATGCGATGAAGAAGAATTTTGCTGGCTTTAATCCTGATACAATGACACCAGATGGATATGCTACAAGAAAAGGCTTAAACGAGTCTGAGCTGTTAGCATTAAAACGTCAATATAAAAACTACCAAGACAAGAAATCTATTACAGGATTAGGTGCTGGCGCATTATGAAAACATTAGAGCAATTATATGGTGAAGAATATGACGCGCATTTATATGCTGGCATATTGCCAGATGAAACTCCAGTTGAGCGAGTGCTTGCTGAGAATAAACCAACAGTGCAAAACATGCCACAAAGTGCTTATGAACGCGGGCTAGAATTAGCTGGCATTGGAGTTGAGCAAGCTGCAACATTTTTAGAAAGTTTAGGTTCCGTAAACATTGGTGGCATAGACTTTACTTTGCGTGACTTAATGCCAGTAGATACAGGAACTTCTGAGGCATTAAAGACTGCTGGTAGTGGTATGCCATTAACTGTTGGTGGTGGATTACAAACTAGATTAAAGCCTGAGTTTGGTAAGGCTGGAGCAGAGTTATCATTACTTGGCCCTGCTGGAAAGTTAATTGAAAAAGGCGTAACCAAAGTAGCTAAAACGTCAATGAAAAATAAAGCTAAACTGGCAACTGGAACTGCTACAATATCGGCATCAGAGGCGTCAAAACAAAAGGCTAAAGAATGATTAATCAAAACATTAATTCTAAGATTGACCAATTAACTGGCGA